CTTTCCGAAAGGTCTATAGCTACCATAGCGTCCGGCCGTCCCTTTATGGCGTCCAGCGGCATAGGCCGGGAAATGGAGCGCGCCAGGGTGCTGCTTATCCAGCTGCGCTGCTCATTCTCCGCATAGACGTTAAGCAGTTTGGTACGGAAAGCCAGCATAGCTTCCGATCCATTACGCAGGGCCTTTACATATTCCTGCCTGTAAAAGTCCAGATTAACCGTTACGCCCAAATGGGGGTGTACCTTCTTCCAGGTGTCTTCGCTGTCTTCCGGGTCGTCCAGATCGGGTTCGAATATATGCGCAAATACGGTGTCGTCTTCAAAATCGCCCAGCAGCAAAGATTTGTACCCCTGCAGCATTTCGTAAAAGGGGCCGTCGAAGACGTCCGAAGCCGTAGTAATTATAACCGTCAGTGGGTTTTCCCTTACACCCATAGAAGTAGTAAGCACCGTTAGCAGGTCGCTGTCCGTGGCCTGGCTAAATTCATCCATTATAACGGTGCTGGCATTAAGGCCGTCTTTGGTTCTGGCGTTAGCGGTCAGACACTGGCAGAAAGCCTGCCGGTCGCTGCGCTTGCTTTTAATGCTTTCTTCATTGATCCGGTACCGGCGTTCCTTCGGGTCTAACTTACGTACGCAGCCCCGGATAACGTCAAAGCATTTTTTAGCCTGGTCGTTACTGTTAGCCCCGGTATAACATTCCGCGTTTGCGTCGCCGTACAGCAGATCGTTTACGGCCAGCGAAGCGCTGCTGGTCGTCTTGCTGAATTTGCGCGGTACATACAGCACTACTTCGCGGATCACGCGGCGGCCATCCTGCCAGAAAGCGAAGATATTACCAAACTGGAAAGCCTGTACCGGTGTAAGGCTATAAGTCTGCAGCCCGGCTTTACCTGGAAAATACAGACTTTCGTAAAGGGTAAAGAAGCGCTGCACTTCGGTAACGTTTATACCATACTTACGGCAGAACTTAAAGAAGCGCAGCACGGCCAGCTGTTCGTAAAGGTTGTGGCCGTCCGGGTTAGTGGCCACTTCACGTACATAGTCTTCTATACGTGTGTCCACTTCGCCCAGGCGGTATTTGTCAATACGTACCGCAGCCAGTGCAGCGGTCACGTCTTCTTTAGCCTGCCGTAGTCTGTCCCTTTCTTCCTCTGTCATTAGTCGGCGTCCGGTTTCACTACTACCGGTTTCTTCTTACCGGCCTTTACTACCTTCTTAGTCAAGTCTACCAGCGGGTCGGTTTCGTCGGTACCTGCCAAATCGTCAGTAGTCAGCTTTAGTATTTTCATCTGGCGGGTTATGCTGTCCTGCGCGTCCTTCTGAACTTTAAAGGCCGGGTGCATAGCCAGTTTACTGCCGTACCTTGTTTCTTCCCATACCGTCACTTCGGTAAGCGTGTCGATCTGGGCGTTAGCCAAATCCAGGGTGCGCAGCGCAGTAGCCAGCGACTGTATCTGCATTTCCACGCCGGGGCTGTAAGTGCCAGCCTTCTTAAGCGCCTTAACTATCTGCTTCCGGTAGTCGGAAACATTTTTTACGTTTTCTACCATTTTTGCTTCGTTTTTGCAGTTCTAATTCAATTTTTTGCCGTTTTTGGAAATTTTCGGGCTATTCCTGGAAACTGTCGGCCAAAGTACCGGAAACCCAAAAAATTAAAAATCGACGTTCGAAACTTGGGGCGAGGTTTAACCGGCACCCCCTGCCCTTTAAAAAACTACCCCCCCATCACTCAAAAAATTTTTTCTTTACGGCCGCTATCTGCGCTTCGTTACGTCGTTTCGTAACGGCACGCCCGCACCTTCCCAGCTCCGTATGCGTTAAGACGTGGCAGGCGTGGCACAGTGACCGTAAGTTATGATAATCGTACATAAGCCTAACTTTAGCTGCATACGTCAGCCCTTCTTCCACTGGCGTTACGTGGTGTACTTCGGTCGCCGGTGTCACTAAGCCAGCCTGGCTGCAGCGCTCACACAGCGGCGAAGCGGTAAGCTTATCGCGCCGCAGCTTTAGCCAGCGTTCCGTATGGATCAGCTGCACGTAGTCTTTATCCTTTGCCATAGTTCCTATTAAGCGGTTTAACATTACCGGGCGTATTTTCCCATTCCCCCAGATCGTTAAACATATCTATAATTTCATCCCCTGTAACCACAGGCTTAGAGCCGTGACGGCTGTACGCTGCTTCGCTGTACTGTGTTACTATGTTAAGCATTGCGCGTGTTAGTTCGCAAAGGTTCTTAAAGCCGTACGCTTTCTGCAGTTCCTGCAGCTGGCAGTACTGCGCTTCGCTTACAGATATGTTTATACGTTTCCTTTTCATTGTAAACTATGCTTACGTAATAAATAGTTTAGGCTGTCCAGCAGTGACTGCTGTACGCCCTTCTTACTCTCCAGCGCTGCGTTAGCCCTTTCGTCTACCGTATGACTGCACAGCAGCTTATATACAGTTACAGGGTACTGCTGTCCCTGGCGGTGCAGGCGTGCGTTGGCCTGCTGGTATAGCTCCAGGTTCCAGCCTGTACCAAACCATACTATATAATGGCCACCGTCCTGCATATTCAGACCATAAGCCGTACTGGCAGGGTGGGCCAGCAGTACGTCTATGTTTCCTGCGTTCCACTCCAGCAGCTGGGCTTCGCTCTTATAGGCCACTACCTTGTAGCCTTTAAGCTTCTTTGTGATCCTGGCTATGTCGTGCTGATACTGATAGAATACCAGTACAGGACTGTTAGCCGCTTCTACCAGTTCTGCCAGTCTGTCCAGTTTTTCTTCGTGGATTTCGTGTACGTTTCGGTCTTCATCATAGACGGCACCATTAGCAAACTGACTTAGTTTGTTAAGCAGACCGGCAGCGGAATTAGCCAGTATGTTTGCCGGTTCTCCTTCGTGTTCCTGCTTAAACTCCAGTACCTTTTCCTTCTCAAACTGGGTATATCTGTCCATCATAGGTTTGGACAGTTCTACACGTTCAGTATGTATAAGCAGATCGGGAAGCTGCAGGTAGTCTTTGGCCTGCATACTTAGGCAAATGTCCGCTATCTTGTCGCGTATAATCTTCTCACAGCCAGACTTACAAGTAGCACGTACTTCTATATTATTCCATTTATGTATGTCGAAGTATGTTTCCTTATATTTGGTTACTGATCTACCCAGACGTTCGCCCATATCCAGACAGTACATTTGCGCCCACAAATCTACCAGGCCGTTAGGCGCCGGGGTTCCTGTAAGACCTATAACGCGCTGAACGGTAGGGGTAGCGATACGCATAGCCTTAAAACGCTGCGACTTACTGGACTTGAAGCTGGTAAGTTCATCTATTACCAGGACGTCAAAAGGCAGCATACCACCATACAGACCGCACAGCCATACGAAGCTGTCGCGCCCTATAACGTATACGTCGCCGGGCTTCTCCAGCGCCAGTTTGCGCTGCTTCTCTGTACCCATAACCTTTACCACACGCAGGGCGCCCAGGTGTTCCCATTTGGCCGCTTCGGTAGTCCAGGTAGTTTCGGCTACCTTCTTAGGCGCCACCACTAACACTTTGTCTATTTCCGCGTCGTCGATCATCTGCTGCACAGCGGTAAGGGTACTAACCGTCTTACCCAGTCCCATATCCAGGAATAGGCCGCAGCGCGGGTGCTTCATTATCCATTGGGTAGCGGTGCGCTGATATTCATACGGTCGGTATATCATACTTACAGGTTTAATATGCTTTCCAGCATTAAGTCCACAGATTCTTTGCTGTCTATTACGTTTACCGTGTGTCCTATCTGGGCCATCTGACGGAAGCGCAGCTGCTGCACCCGGTTAGGCTTTTGTCCCTTGCTCTTAAGTTCTACCCACAGGCATATACCAGCTGGCAGCAGTGCTACACGATCCGGATAACCTACCATATTAGGGTTACTGTATTTAAGGCATACGCCGCCCAGTTCTTTTACCCTCTGTACCAGGTAAGCTTCCGTAGCCTTTTCCGAACGTTCGGCGTGCTTAACTATGTTTTCTATCTTTCTGTCCATTACTCCGGTTTTTAGGCTTGTAAACCAAAATGTAAACTCTCGCGTGCGCGCGTAACTTTACGCATATATAACGTACGTGTGTTTTTTACTAATTTTCCACTATAAAACATAACTTTACTACTTAGTAATAATTTTTAGTTTACATAGTTTACAAGTATATATTTTGCACTATTTCAGTATTTTATCTGTAAACCGAAATGTAAACCGAACGTTTTTGCTTTAGTTTACGTTTACACCTTCATACTTTGTAAACCGAACGTGTATACCGTTGTAAACTAAGTTCGGTTTACATTTCGGTTTACAAATCCGCTTCGTCAATTTCCACACCATTTTCGTTATTTAATACCCTGCGGAAAGCCTTTTGTACGCCGTACAGCTGCGCTGCGTGTCGGCTACTACTTATCCTATCCCAGCCGGGCAGATCGTCCAGCATACGGCAGACTTTCCGCGCCAGGTATTTGTATTCTTTGTCGGCCATTTCGCGGCCCATACGTTCGCAGATAAATTCAGCGGCGCACACTCTGGTACGCGGCTGTACTCCGGAAGCATCCAGCGGGTCGGGGTTGCTGTAATATGCACGCCTGCGCTTCAAATCCCAGCTGTCCCAGTCAGTCGGCAGCTTCATATCCAGGAAGGCTGCTAACATAGCCTGCAGCGGGTCGTCCGCGTCGTCGTTAAACATATCCTGGCGGCTGCGTGCTTCCTTCTCCAGATCGGCAGGCAGGTACAGTGTTTCGCCGTCGCGCCAGCACTGTACGGCTTCGGCCCACAGCTGGTTACGATCCTGGGACAAAGCCGTTAGCCAGTCGCTGTATTTGCGCAGCGTGGGGTCTGCCTGTATTACCCAGAAACGGCGGTTACCGGTATCGCCTTTTAGGAAATGGTCTTCGTTAGTGGTACCACAGAAAACGCACTGCCGCGGGTATTTCTCCACTACGGTACCATAGGCAGCGCGGTATATGTCTTCACGCCTGGTAATATAGTTCTTTACCTGCTCCACGTCTGAACGTTTGATACTGGACAGTTCGGCCAGTTCTATTATCCAGCCCATACGCAGCTGTTCCATACCGCTTTTGCCTTCCGTGGTAGTAAGGCTGTCGTTAAACCAGTCGCCGCCCATAACGGAAAACAGGGTACTTTTGCCGATGCCTTCCGCACCTGTCACTATTAGGCAGTAATCGTATTTGCATCCGGGCTGCATAACACGCGATACGGCAGCAGTAAAATGCTTACGTGTCATAGCTCTATTTAACGGCGTATCTTCGGCGCCTATGTAGTCTATAATTAGACGATCCAGGCGCGGTACACCATCCCACTGTAAACTGCTTAAGTATTCGCGTATAGGGTGGGCGCGGTGTTTGGTTAATACGGCGTCTTTAGCGTCCTTTATCTTTTCCTTACCACTGATACCGTAATTTTCATCCAGGTAAACGCGCAGGTTAGCGTCGTCACGGTTACCCCACTGGCTGGCTTTCTTATCCCAGGGCAGCCCGCCTTTAACCAGGTCGAAGCCGCTAAACAGATCGTGCCATATATGGCCTTTCAGTTTGGGGTCATTCTCCAGGATCGTAATTATATTCTTAGTGGTAGCCTTCGGTGCGCCTTTGCGGTCATACTCCAGTAGTTCAGTCCATTTGTCGCTGTCCGGGTCTTTGTCTGCGTCGTCTTCATAGCCCACGCCCTCAAAGTCGCTTTCTATAGACGCTTTGCGCTCCTTAGTAAGCAGCCGTCTTACGTTAGTATCGGCCGCGGCAAAATCGGCCATTTTGAGACTGGACGGCAGGCGGGTAATATCGGTTACTTTGGTGTCTTCGTCATATACGCCAAACAGGTGTATACGTACCAGGTCGTAAGCGTTGCAAAGCTGCATACTGGCCGGGTCGGTTTCGTGATGGCTGTACGCGAATTTACCTTCGTAACATACCAGGCCGCCTGCTACTGATCCTTTGCGGTAAGTATAGCGGCCGTCGGTGGCCGTCTTTTCGTAAGCATCCTGCAGGAAGGTGTCTATAGCATCTTCTATAGTGTAGGCTCTGCAGAAAGCGCCTATTAGTCCGGGCTTCTCCAGCGGGTCGCCTGCTTTACGCAGTTCGTGGGCTATGGCGTCGCCCTCTCTGGACGACGTGGGCCACTGGCTGGCGTCGTTAATATCCTTATAGGTGGCCAGTATGGCGTCCACGTCACACGCGGGGCCGTCCTGGAACTGGAAGACGTACTGACCGTCACGGCTGCTACTGGGCCAGTAGAATAAGCGCGGCAGCTGATAGGTGGTAATATCGAATAGTTCTATACCCACTTCTTCCGCGATCCTGCGGCATAGCGGTTCATACTCTGCCGGGCTTACCTGTCTGGACAGTGGAAATACCAGGCGAAAGCGTGGCTTTTCTTCCGTGTGTTTATGGGTGCTGTAGAGCATAGCCGCGAAGCTGTACGCCATTGTAAAATCGTCCCAGACGTCAGCGGTGCCGTAGTCTATATCCAGGGTGGCCACTGTCCGGTACATAACGTTAGCTGTCTTTCTAACACCACCGGACAGATAGCCGCCCACGAAACCGCCCACGTCCTTAATGTCGCTTTGTTCTTCGCGGGTCATTTTTAGGTATTCTTTGACGCTTTCCCCGGTACGCTTTGTGTTAGCGCACTTGTTTATAACTTCGCTCCATTTCCATATACGGTTTTTCCATTTTTTGGATAACCGGCTGTGGGCTGTAGCCAGGTCTACGTCAAAGTCATATTTTAGCTTAATTGCCATTATTCTTTACCGGTTTCTACGTTACGATAATCAATACAGGCAGACTGTGTAGGTGCAGTAATAATATCCATTATTTCGCAGGTTCCGTTACCGTCGTCCTGGGTATGCCAAAACAGGCAGTTTTCGCAGCGCTTGTATTTGCTTCGGTCTCTCATTTTCTTTGTCTTTTTACCGTCCCCCCCCTGCCAGACTTCCACGGTGTCGGGTACTACGGCAGGGAATAAAGACCGCTGTATTACGTTTTTCTTCATAGCCCAGTGCAGTTAAGGGTGTTAGCTACTTCGCGCGCACGGCCGTTGGCAGCTGCTACGGCTTCGTCGTTAAGTTCTACCGTTACACTCCAAACAGTGATCCAGATAAAACCCAGTATACGTATCTGTACCTTTATATGGTACCAAAGGTGGTGCGGCTCTGTAGGCAGCGGGGCTACGTATGGGTTTTCTGCGTCAAAGTAGATATAGTTATAGGGGTCTATCGTGCAGTTCTCTACACGTGAAACGCGGTGGAAGCTATCTATAATTTTCATAATCTTAATTTTTAGTTAGTTCTTTTCTAAAGTCGTTTATTATAGACCACGCTATAGCGTCGTAAAACGGCTGCGGGTCTGTCTTTATCCTGCTAAAGAAGTCTTCCGGTAGTTCTATCGTTTCGGCGCGTTTGGCCACCGTCAAAGCTTCTTTAATATCAGCCTTCATAGAAGCGGCTATAATAGGGTCGCTGGCTTTAGCATCCACGATAGCGGATATTCTGGCGGCCGCCGTTTCCAGGTTTTCGGTAGGTATGGTAAATGCTACTTTCATATTCTGCGGTTTCATTGGCCCGGCTTGCGCCGGGCTTAAAGTCTAAAGGTTAAAGACTAAAGATTAACTAATTATTG